GTCTCTGGGTCTTCTTCAACAGGCTCTTCCGTGTCTAACTCAGGAACGTCTTGCTCATTGGGTAGAGATTCAGTGAACTCGGAGTTCGCCATAATGTCAGCCAGCATTTGTTCTTCTGTTCGACTATCCGTTGCTATAGAGTCATCCGACTGGGTAGAGCCTATTGTTGCTTCGGTATTTTTATCCATTCTTCTTTACCTCCTTCTTAGCAGGTTTGATCATATTTGATTCATACTTCTCTTTCATAGCATATAAATGATGTAGTGTTTCGGCATTAAGCTTTGCTTTACCTCCACTTCTCATTGAGTCATACTCAAGAGTGTTTATCATTTGATCATAGTTTTGGATTAATTGGTTATAATTAATTTCATACATTATTGTCCTCCTGTAGGTGTGGTATATTCTTACCATACATCTCGAAGTTTATCATTTTCTCTTTGACACTACCTAGTGCCATAGCAGAACTGTAGAGGAACTCACGAGTTTTTGTTTCATGTGAATCAGTCTTTAACCACTCTAAAAAGTAATCGACTAATACTTCGCCATATACCTCATCAAAGAAGTCCTCCCTTTCTTGAGATGCAAAGTGTCCCTTGACATGGGCTTGCCTTGCTAACTCTTCAGGGTGGACTTTATGATGACCATAAGACTTTTTATTTCCCAGCCTCTTCTCGGCTGTCTGTTTATATTTATCCAATATTTATTTTCCTTGGTTTTTTCTCTTCAGGAATTTCTCTCTCTAATTCAATAGTTAATAAGCCGTCTTTTAATTTAACATCTTTAACGACTATATCATCTGCCATAGAAAAATTACGAGTGAATTTCCTATCAGATATACCTTTGTATAGCTCATCCTTTTTAGGATTTTCTTTATTAGAAGAGACTGTTAACATATCTTCGGTAACAGTGACTTCAATATCATCTTTAGAAAAGCCAGCGAGTGCCATTTCAATAGTGAATTTATCTCCATTTCTCTTTATGTTATAAGGTGGATATGAAGGTAATTTTTTACTATGATGAATAAATTCATCTAGTTGATCAAAAAGTTTTTCGAATCCTATTGTATAAGGTATTGGGCTATTATTTAAAAACATATTCATGTGTTTCTCCTTTATTAAGCAAGATAGTTAATACTCAATCCATTAGGCATTGAGCATAGATTATTGTTAAGCTATTAAGTAGTTATAAACCACTTCATTCTTTTGTGCGACTGTACCATGTGTGGTCTTTAGGTTCACTAATGTTTGTGCACCATTATTCAGTCCTGTTATTTTCTTAAATTCTTTAGCTTGTAGTTGTACACCTGATTGTACAGTTGTACCAGCTGTTGCAACGTCAAATACAATAGCTGAATCACTATCATTAGCGACTAATATAATACCAGCACCTGCACCTGCAGCTGTTGTTATTGTACCTGATTGTGCACCACCTGTACCTGTTGCATTAATTGTTACTGTTGCCATTTTATATCATCTCCTGTGGTTGTTCTTCCATCATTGGCTGTTGTCCTTGCTCCTGCATAGGAGGTGGACTTGGGTTTAAAAGCTCTCTTGCCATCATAATCACGCTAGCGTAATCAGGATGCGGAGGTAACTCAGCACCTTCTTTAGTAGCCTTGATAGTTAAATCTGCCCACTCTTGAAAGTGTTTATCAATAGATACTGCTAATTGTTTAGCATTATCGTCCATTGTATTTTTACTTTGTGCATCTGTGTATGCGACATTTGACTCTGCAAGTGCTGCATCTGCTTCTGCTTTACGATTCTTAAGCATTTCAGCTTTATTCTGTAGTTCAGAATTCTTTTGCATATCTTCAGCGGCTCTTTGCCTAAACTCTTCAGTGGTGTAATCTTCAAGATAATCATTACTGTTGAGTTGCATTGACTCTATTAATTGAGTTGCAAGAGTTGCTGCGGCTTCTGGTTTAATAACTAAACCCATTCCTTGCTGATTTAATGCAGGTAATATTTCTGAACCTACTTTTCCTAGCTTTTGTATCTTTGTACTATTACTATTTTCACCGATGTCTAAAAAGATTTCAACATCCATAGTCTTAGGTAACTTTGATATATCGACCATTCTATAAACACCATCAGAGTAAATGCTCTGCTTAGCCTTCATATTCTTTACCATAGTCTCATATATGCCAGTGATTAAATGCTTAAATCCAGTTTCAGCAAATCTACGCCCAATATGCTGGATTCTCTTTTGAGCAGCTGATTGTACAGCTGAAAGCTTCTGTTCAGAGTTTCCAGAAACGTAGAGAGTATCGTTTAAACCCTGTGCAGCCTTTGACATTCCAGTTGCTTGTTCCTTAATCATCTGAAGGTGTTCTAACAACGGAACAGTACCTGTTGAAATAGCCTCTGGTGGTAGTGATGTAACTGCTGCCGCTGGATTACCATTAGTTGGGATAATCTGTTTTGGCTTCATGTTTTGCAATGCACTAAAATCCACGACATTTGGATCGGCTAGTTTTGGACTATAGTTAGTGAGATATGTATTTTCGACAAAACCTCTTAATATAGCAGTACTAGCCAGAGTACTACTTCTAGTGAAGTCTGCCATTGATAAACCAAAGAACTCATGTGGTATATCTATAGGTACAATACTTGCCAATGGGATTCTCTCACAATCCTCTTCGAATAGTATATGATTACCTACAGTGATAAGGTGTTTGAGTTCTGCTATACCATCCCCGTCTCTATCAACTCGAATCCATGACTCTGTCAATGTGACCAGTTGATTAGCTTCTAGTGGATAGCCTGATTTACCTTCATATCCTTGCCAATAACGTTGTCCTGTTATTTCTTTTCTTGCAGCAACGTCTTCGCTGTAGTTTCCACTACCTAGCCAATCGTCACCTGTATCTAATTCAGCCCATTCTTCCTCTGTTATACTGTCTCCCCACTCAGGATAATACTGTCTGACTTCTGATCTTGTCATCTCAGACTGTATACCTACGTAGTTAGCATCCTCTATTTCTCTAGCTTCATTAGATATTCTAAATGATTCAGGTGGAATACACTCTAGCTTGATTCTGCTTTTATCTATCTTTTTCCTTAGTCTAACGTCTATATAAGAGATCGTTTCCGAAGTGGGATTGAGCGTTAGCTCGTTGACGATTTCGATATTTTCATCTGCAAGGATTTCATCTAACTTAGCTTCATCGATTTCATCAAACTCTTCAATGACGTAATCGTAATCTTCAATGTAATCCCATCTTATAATAGCATTCTTCCAAAGTAAAGAAGACTTCATCCAAGTCTGGAGTATCTCCCATCCTTTATTCTTTTTAAATATGCAGTAGTTTACTACATTACTAGCATCTTTTGCAGCTTGATAAGCTCCAGGAGTGTCATCATAGGGGACAAACCGAGCTAACTTACCGTTACTTAAAAATAAGTCTGATAAGACTGCTGTGTATGCTTCAATTACTTCTGTTGTGCTTGTGTCAACTATGGTGCTCACACCTTGAGGTGCAAGGTGATCCATTGCCACACCAGCGTATTCATATGTACTCTTTAATCTCTCACGAGAAAGATCTGAACTATTTAACCAGTCTCCACTACTAGCTTGTATGCCAGCATCGATTTGGACTATGAGCTGTTCATCATCAACAGCTTCTTTATATCCGCCATAATTCATACTCATAGCGTGCCTCTTCCAGTGTATATAGGTTTACTGGCTTCCATAACTTTCTTTTCATACTTTCCAGGCTTAGATAATTCTGCTTTTCTTTTTGTTTTATTTTTTGCTGGACTACTTTGTGTTACATTCTGAATGTATCTAGTTGCTGTTGTTTTCATTTGAGACTCCTGCTCTTAGTATTTTACGACCTCTAAAAAACACTATTGTGTTTATACAAGTATTTATGGTTATGGCTACAACTAGCCAAGCTTCCCACCATTCCATTAGCACTTCCATCTTCTCCTTGCTGCTTTGCCTCTTTCACCTGTCCATCCTTTAGATCTGGCACAGAATGATTTTCTTCTCTTTGCATCTTTACTTCCAGGCTTTACTTTACCTGTGACTGCTGTTTGTAACTTACTTCCAGGATTATCTCTCCTGTACTTGGCTACACCTTTGGCAGTCATACCAGCACCTTCTTTGACTGAGAGCTTGTGTCCACCGCCTACTGTTTGACCTTTCATTGTTCCTTTACTTTTCTTTAAAGGAACTACTTTTTTTCTTTCTGACATAGTTCCTCTCCTATTTTTTACTCATCCAAGCTGTTGTACCCATGTATGCACCGACAATACCAGCTCCACTAAGGTAAAAGAGATTACTGATATCTGAGAGTGCTTCTACTCTTTCTAGGGGTATAAAAAACATAGCTGCAGTAAATGCACCCATGGCTATCAGGGTTGATCTTGCCATACGCAGTTGTGCCAGTTGTTTTCTTAAAGCTGTTTCTGTCTCTTTTATTTGCTTCACGTGTGAGAGTTCTTCATCACTCACAATACCATCGCCATCCTCATCGTATTCTTCATACTTACTTCCTTTCTGTAGTTTTTTCATAAGCTTCTTTTATCTCTTTAATAGTTCTAAAACAACCTAGACATATTCCTTTTTCGTCTAATCGGCAAAGACCTATGCATGGTGTGTTCATTGTTCTATCCTCTAATAGTTGGGCTTTTCCTACCCTTTGCAGCCCAGACAAAGTGAGGACAATGGTAGATAAGTGGGTTGGGTACTAACGCACCCTTCCTTAATGTACAGATCCGAGTTTATCTAACTCAGCCTGTAATTCTTCATCACTGAGATCACCTGCATCTATATTAGTCTGTGTAACATCTTGTCTAGAGAGCTTTGGTGCTTGATACTCGGCAAGTATGCTAGCTACTTTTACTATTTGTTCTGAATCATCATCTTCCATAGCTCTGACTAAAACATAGTTAAGTGCTTCTATAGCATTTGGTGCATCATCACCCATGCTTTTCATAGCCATTATAGTGTTCTTTGCAAGTTCTCTTTGTTCTTTATTTTTTCTACGAGTCTCTAATCCTCTCAATCGATATTCATTAGCCATCTCTGAGGACTGTATTTTTTCTAGATTAGATAGAGACTTTTCACTGGGTTTTACAGCCATGTCGTTGTATCCTCCTGTATAGTTCCGATCTTATCTTTCCAAGATACAAGATCATTAGTTAATCTGTGTTGATGTGTTCTATATGCCTCAAATGCAATAGCTAAAGCCATAACAGTGTCATCATAGTTTCCTGCAAGAGCATTTGTACTCCCATTCTCAGCCGACACATATGTACGAAGTTCTGAGACAATAATATCACTGTGTATTTCTATATCGTGTTCTTCAATAGCTCTTTTAAGATTACCTATAATCATTGGTTTAGTCGATATTGTTGTTCTAAATCCAGGTTTACTACCTTCATCATTGAGAAGTGTGGCTGCTTTAGTTTGATAGTATAGATTGACATAGTTCATTTGTTTTAATCTATTTAATGTGGCTATACCCAAGCTATTACTTTCTACAGCTAATAGTGCGTTGTTGAAATAGCGACCCAAGTAGAACAATATATCACCGAATACAGAAGGATCAATGTAATTATCTCTGAATAATGCACAAACTTCTCTCTCTTTATTAAGTATCACTGCTGTACTGTAGTCTTGACCCACCCCTAGAGAGACATCTGCTCCTATTATGAATCTATCTTCAAACTTTGGAGCTTTCCACATTTCAAGGTGACCATTTCGGTTATCTTCGAAGTAACTACTCTCATAATCAAAGGCTCTGGTGTAATCTGGTGCTTTAACTTCATACATTTGTACTATTTCTTGGTCAAAAACACTGTTACCAGTGACTAAAAAGGCTTCTTCGGCACTAGCTGGGTACTCTTGTATAAACTTTTTCTCCCCACTCTCACCTATTTTTAGCCTTCTCCAGTATAGTTGGTCATTATCTAGTGAATAGTTCTCAACAAGCTCTTCTTCTTCCTCTGTTAACTCAAATCCTTCAGGAGCTTTCCTACGATATTCTGGAGTTATATACCAAGGTAAGAAAATAGGTACGTATTCGTTGTCACCGTTTATCGCCCCTTGAAATAATCTAAAGAATTCTCCACTAGCTCCGTTAGCTGTGCTCTCTAGTATAACTTCCGTCTCGTTTTCCTGACTAATTCCTTGGAAGAGTCCAGCCAATATCTGTTCATCGAACTGCCAAAAGGCGACCTCGGATAAATGTGCGATTGTCGGAGTAGTTCCTCTCCCAGCCTCTTTAGCACCAGCAGTGTATAGTCTGTAACCGCTTTTATTATGTTCAAATAAGATTTCCTTTGCGTTACTTTTTTGTAGTGTTGGTGGTTCTTCCATATTATCTATGATATTTCGACTCATATTAAAGAGTGCATCTGAAGTGGCACTGTCATGTGCCATAACGACAGATCGAGTATAGGGAGTGAAGTATGTCTTCCAGAACACTCTCGCTGCACAGTATGTACTTATTCCTTGCTGACGAGCTTTGAGGACAATAGCTCTGACTTTTCCTGTCTTTGCTAGTTGAGCCTCTAGTTGTTCGTTGATAGATACTTGAGCTGCGTTGAAGGTGAATGGTACGAAGCCTTGTGAGGCGTTTTTAGTTATGATTCGTATTTGTTCTTTGGCGAATAGTTCAAAGTCTGACTTATATTGCTCTTTCTTTTTTCGCTTAAATAATTCTTTTGCTAATTCTAGCTTTCTTTTGTTATCCAATTTGGCATCCCCCTTGTCCTCTTTAGAGATTTTCCTATAAGGTGGTGTTTAGTCTTTGTTTATAAATAAAAAAGATGTGAGAGTGTGTTGTACCCCTTCCTGGGTTCTCGCACCCCCCTAGTTCGCTTTGGGGCTTTCCGTGGCAGTGCGGTCCGCTGTCTTTCTTTTCTTTGGAGTTTTGCTATGTCTTCTTTCTCTCTCTCGCCTTTGTCTTTTGTCTCTTGGTCTCGTTCTTCCGTGGTGGTTTCTCGCCTCGGTTGGGATGCTGCCTCTCGTTCTATCTTGCTTTGGGTTACTTACTCCTCTGTGCCCTTGGTCTGTCGTACTCGTGGTGCTGACCCTGAGATGGTTGCTGGCTTGGTTGCCTTGCTTCGTAAGTCTCGTGACCTTCGCATGAACATCGTGCTTGGTGTTCGTCAGGGTTGGGATGGTTCTCGTTGGTTCTGTGCGGCTACCGACATCCCTGCGATTGACGATGTTGCGGTTGCTCATCCCACTCGCCTTATGACCCTCGAAGAGATCTATGAGTCTTGTCCTCGCAAGAATACTTGTGACTCGGAGTCTTGCTCGTGCTAGACTCCAATTCTCCCTGAAGAGGCTCGTTTCCTCCCTTTGACGAGTCTCTCCAGAGGGAATTGTCCCTCAAACAGAAAGGAGGTCCACAATGGACCAGAAAACAGCAAAGGCTTGCTTCAGCCGCTTAATGAAGCGAAACAACAACAACCTCGACTCTTGGAAGAGAGCAGTATCGTGGTTGTACCACAGCGAACCAGAGAAGGAAGTACAAGAGACTTTCTGTCTCGACAACAGAGAGTTTGTTGATGCCTTACAGGCGGTCAATATACTCCACAACCAAAGGGCTGAGTATGACGTTGTTCATGCTTGGTCTACCAAGTAGTCGAAAGATCCCTCTAGCAGGGGTCTCTGTACAAGCTGGTTACTTGTGCACTGACGAGACAAACCAAAACAGAAAGGAGCTGTTATGAAAATAACAACTGTAGTCGATGTGAAGACTTTAAATTCACTAAACGAAGAAGAGAAGATCGAAGCCTTTGCTAAGGTCAACAGCAAAGACCTTGAGACACTCATCCACTATGCTCAAGTCGAACTCCAAGAAAGGGCATTGGTGGAACAAGCCTATGAGGATGACCTCCTAGGTAAACAAACAGCAGAGGAGAGAAGACAATGGTTGTAGGACCAGACGGCAAGAAGCACTCTGAAGTAGAACTCAGAGAAATGGCTGATGATGCCTTAACCATGGGTGTAGAGCTCGATGAAGTCTCGGAAGAGTTTCAAGCATTCTACGCTCAATATCTAAAAGAGAAAGGAAAGATCCAATGAGGAAATATATTGTACTCAAAGATGGAACTGTTCAGTTCTTAAACTAAAGCCGAAACACCCTGAAAGGGGTGTCATCGTGGTGTGAGAGACTACGATCCGATGATGGTATCTCAATAATGTTCTATGAAAGGAACTACTATGACTACACAAAACAAAAGCTCTGTTATCCGTAATGTTAACTTTTACTATGCTAAGCTAGATAAGCCTGTATCACCATTCGGTACAGAGATCTACGACTTACAGGTAAGATTTCCTAAAGAAAGAATCGAGGAGATGTCTGCTTATGGTAAGGTACGACAAGTAGAAGATGGTAATTATGCCATTAACATTACTAGAAAGGCTAAGAATGCTAAGGGTCAGAAGACTCCAGTACGAGTTGTCGATGGTAATAAGAATCCAATTAAGGATCTTATAGGTAATGGATCATTCGGTAACCTTATAGTGTACCAATATGACTGGGCAGTATCAGGTAGAACTGGTAGAAAGACAGTACTTATAGCAGTACAGGTTACAGATCTCATCAAGTATGTACCAGAGGCAGAGGTAGACTTTGATATACTAGAACCAGTAGCTAAAGATAACGAACCAGTATCAGCTGACTTCTAAAGAACAATAACACTCGGAGGGATACTATGAGTAGTATCCTTCCTACCTTTATTTTTATATCTATAGGAATTAACCTGTAGATATTATTGTAAAGGAAACACAATGGAATTAATATTAGGTTTAATTGTCGTAGCTATAATGCTTTATCGAATAATCTCTATCTATAGGAGTCTATAAAAAAAAAAATAAACACGCAGAGTGCCCTCTTAAAGTACCCTCTTAATGCATTCCTAGTAACTTCTAGGCTCTTACGAGGGAAAGTTGGTGCAGGGTACTGTGAATGTACTTGAAAGGTAAACATCTAATGGAACTAATATTAACACTCATGGGTCTACTATGGCTCACCTTTATAATAACCTTAATATACATATGGAGTCGATCTTGAATAACATAACAATAAAACACGAAGGCGTTAACTATCACCTTGAGCAATTCCTATGGGCTTGGAAGAAAGACCTTGAAGTAGACGTCA